CGTCAGGATCGCGCGGCGAGCTGCGCACCGGCGCCGGACAGACTTGGCGGCAAGCTGACGCGCATCGGCCTCACGTCGGATTGGCGACCACGTCGAGCGCATCGTCGCCCGCGCCGCGCCGGCCGCCAGCGGCGAATGGCGCGGCGACACGAGAGGGCGAACGGTGCACGTCAATGAATTCCTTGACCGGCTCTTACTTGCTGCTGCGGACAGCAGCAATTTTTGCTCGCACAGGGTCAAACTCAGCGCGCAAGGTTTGCAAAACGTCGCACTCCGGTAAGGAATATTTAGCCGACGCCGCAGCCGCAAATTCCACCAATGCGCCCTCAAAAATATTCAGCGCCTCGTCGACAACCGTCGCTATTTCAACAGGGACGTCGCTCGCCAGCATGTAGACGCCGCGCTGGCGGCGATCCTCCTCCACAATGCGGCTAGTGAGTATTCGCGCCTGACGAAGCTTCTCGGCTTTGAATTGGGTCTCTACACTATCAACCGGCGCAGCCGACGAGGTGTGGATGGGGACGTTCTCGTGTCCAAGTTTAGTCAAAAGCCCGTTGCGACCGAAACGCTGGCTGAAGTCGAGAGTTGCGCGAAGCTGGGCGCGCGCGATCTCGACGCGGATCGTGGCGGAACGGCCTTCGCCAACCAGCGCGTCGCCAGTAATCTTTTTTTCTGAAATCCATTGCGAAACGCGCCCTGCGGAGACGCCGCAGAGAACGGCAAATGCGGATTTGCGCACCACCTCGGATGTCATCTTAAGCAACCCGCAATCGAAATCCGACAGTCTTGATCGGCCGTCATTCCCCGATGCGCCCAAAAGTGAACCCGTCAGAGTTCATTGCGAGGATTGATTCAACCACAAGCGGACCTTCGATTTCGTCGAACCGCTCGCGATCCTCATCAACCCAGCCGACGACGGCGACCATGTCGCCATCGGCGACTTGACCGGCCAGCTCATCGTCATCAGGCAAAAAAATTGACCAGAGCTTCGTCGACTCCCCGTCGAAAACCCCCATCACGAACATCGCGCCGCCGTTCAGCTTTTGATTGTGCCCACCTGTCGGCAGCACGACGACGCGGCCAGAGATGAAAATGCGACGGATGAGCATGTGTCCCCTCAGCGCGCGACAATGAGCGCGGACGCGAGCTGCGACAGCGCAATAGCGATCTGCGAAGGCGTCCCAGAAGACGGCCAAATCAGCATATCGGCGCGGACCTCGGCGTTACGTGCGAGAACCGCGCTGACCACTGTCCCCAGGGTCGGATCGCATCGATCAAACAAGATGCAGGCCGCAATTTGCGAACCATCCGACGCGGCGAAGTTGACGGGAACGAAAAGGCCGGCGGTCGCCAGAGTTATGTTGGTGATTTGGCCGAGGACCGTCCCCGGATTGAGGACGGAAGGGCCTTGAGCGACGACGATATTGACAAACGACAAATCGCCGTTTCGGGCGGCGCCCATGATGAACGCCCCAGCATGTGGTTTTTCGGTCATAGCAGGCATGAAAGTTTTTCCTTTTCGGTGAACATCAACGCGGTTTTGAGCGGCTGGCGAAAATCGCCTCCGCATCGATCACGCGCCGTTCGTCGTCATAGGCGCCGCGCGATGCGGGCGTTGAAGGCGAGGCGGCGCGCATAAAGCGCCCGTAGAACGAATCGTCGGCGGCGGGGGCGACCACCGGGGCCGCCTCCAGCAGCGCAATGACTTCGTCAGGGCTCATCCCGGTCTTAAACGCGAGATGACGGGCTTGCGCCTGGCGACCCTTTGCGGCGGGCGAATCCAAAATCGCGAGGATGCGTGCGCGCTCATCGGCGATCCCCTTGGCGATGGCCTCGCTATGCAAGTCAGACACGGCCGCCACCGCCGCCACAGCGGCGAGTCGCGGATGAAGTCTCGCGCCCGATGCGGCCGCGCCTGGCGCCGGCTTGCGCGCCAAAGCCGCCCTCACCGCGTCGAGACCGCCGACGCGATCGGCGAGGCCCGCGTCCACGGCGCGAGCGCCTAGGAACAGGCCGGCATTGGTCGCACGAGCGCCCTCGCGCCCAAGCGGAGGGCGATGCAGGCCGACCGAGTCGAGAAACAGGCCATAGACCCCGTCGATTTGCGCCTGAATGCGCGCCCGCGCGTCGTCGGGCAGAGCCTGCAACGAATTCCCATCAGTCTTGTAGGCGCCGGCGTGCAGCAGCGTCGGCCTGACGCCGCGCGTCTTCAACGCCGCGCTGCGGTCGAGATGCAGCCATACGACGCCAATAGAACCCAGCGTCGCCGAGGGCGTGGCGACGATCTCAGAGGCGCCCGCCGCGATGGCGTAGGCCGCGCTGGCGGCGAGGCTGTCGACAAAAGCAACGACGGGCTTGCGGGCGGCGACGGCGCGCACCGCCGCCGCCGTCTCCATCGCGCCCGCCGCCTCGCCGCCGGGGCTGTCGATGTCGAGCACGATCCCGCGAACCTTCGGATCGGCCGCTGCGCCGTCGAGCGCGGCGCCGATGGCTTTGTAGGATGTCAGGCGGCTCATCGCGTCCATCCACGAACCGCGATTGACCAACTCGCCATGCACGTTGATTGTCGCGACGCCTTCGCCGTCGAGCACGTAAGGGGCGCCGTCGCTCGACGACATCGAAGCTGACGGGGCCGAGATGCGCGGGGCGGCCGTCCCTTCCTCGCGATCAACCAAAAAAGCGCCAATGCCGGCGGCCGCGTCGGGCGTGGTGAGCAGCGCCACGTTGAAAACCCTTTGCGAGACGCGGAGCAGGCGCCGCGCGCCGCCGGGCGAAGGGAATGCCGCGACGGAATGCCCTTCCAACTCTTTTGACGTCGCCATTTATCTTTCCTTCAAGTGTGTTCGAACATGCGCGCGATGCGCGGTTTTGATCAACCAAGCAAAGCCATCAGTCGGCTTTCGAGCAACCTCAGCGCCTCAGTCGTTCCCGCGCCGAAAGCGCCAGCCGTCGCCCCGCGCGTCATTTCGGTCGGAATGAACAGGCCGGACCGCGCTTGCGTGATCGGGCCGCCGCGAAGGCCGCCCTTGGCCGCCGCCGTTTTGCCGCCCCAGCGCGTCGAGTAGCCGCTGACTTGCGTGTAGACCTGCCCGTTCAGTTTGGGCGCAGGCGCCCGGCGCGGCGACCGTCCCGACGTGATGAAAGCGCGCGGGTAGAACCGGCTGGAGCCCCAGGGATCGGCGGCGACGCCGGTTCCGTACTCGCGGGCGTGAAAATACTTCAGGCGGACGTTGCCGCCATGCGACCAGATGGTGAAGCGCAGATTGCCCGCCGAGGCTGGTATCACTTTCTGCGCCCGCTCCAGCGTGTCGCCCGGCAGATTCGTTTGTTTCGTCTCGGCCGCGACCGTAGCGGCTCGCACCATCTCGCCCGCCGTGTTGAGCAAGCCGGCGAGGCCCGACAGATTTTCAAATCCCCTCAATCGAGTCGCCAGCACGCCCAGCGAGCCCCCTTCAATCCGAGCGACGAATTTCATCTTCAACCTCCAACCTTTTGAACCACGTGAACCCCGCCTTTCGGCGAACGCCGCGACGATCTCGACGGCGGGTCGAGCGCTATTCGCCGGATTGGCCGGACGACGAAAAATTGTTACGCATGGTCGAGCCGAGCGACGGCAGCTTCACGGCGCCGGCGGCGCCGGCAGCGCCCGCCAGCGCCGCCCTCAGTTGACCGGCCTTGGCGATAAGAGCGTCTATCGCGGCCTGAGCAGCCGACGTGTCCACGCTCATGGGAATGGTTTGACTCAGCGGGTCGAGCGCAGCCTTCGCCGCGTCCGCCTTTGGTTTCACCGCATCGAGCGCGCTCGCGTCCACGTTTATCTGCGCGTTCAGCCCGCCCGCGCCGCCGGTGATTTCGTCGGCGAAAGAATAGGGCGCTTCTCTCATCTTCGGCATAGAGAACGAAGGCGACGGCACTTTCGACGGATCAAAGCCGAAATGCGCTTTCGACCAACTGTCGAAAGGATCTGTCAGGCCCCCAAAATTGCCGCCGGGGTCAAGGTAATCCGCGCCTTCTTTTACGCCGGTCGCCACCCCTATCGGCCAAGCGCCCTTGATGAAAGGCATCGCGCCCGCGCCCAACGCCTTTAGTTTGCCCCACAGCCCGCCGCCTTTGGGATTGGTGACGCTGTCAACGACCGCTTCGCCCTTCAGAATCTCCGCGGCCGTGGTGAGCGCAGCGGCGGCGCCCGAAAGTTCGGTCGCCGACGCCGAAAGGCCAAATCCTCCCTTCAACAACGCGAGCATGCCCCCATATTCAAGTCCCTTGCCGGCGACCACGCCGCCGACGCCGGCGCCCGCACCGATGACGTCGGCCGCCGTCGGATTGTTCTTCGCCCACTCGCCGTAGGCGGCGGAGACGCTTTGAATCCCTTGCGCCAGCGACGTCAGCAGACCGCCCGCCTTAGACATGGCGGGAGACGTCAACGCGGACCCAAATTGCTCAATTGATTCCTTCAGCGCCGCAAGCGACGCGACGGGGTTTTCGGAGAGCGTCGCATTATCGGCGGCTTTGATGCCCGTGGCCTTGTCAATGGTGTCCGCGTCGCGTTTGAATCGCTGTTCGTTGTGGACGAATCCGCTGATCAGCGCCGCCATGTTTCGCGGCATGGTAGCAATCAAGTCCTCGAACTTCTTTTCCGTCGCGCCCGGACGCGCCATGAAATTTTTGTGAAAATCCCAGGACCATTGCGCGGGGTCACTTTTGAACTGATCCTCCTTATAGAGGTGAGCCCCCGGCTTCACGCCCTTGATGTCGCCAGTTTTGTTGTACATCAAGTCTTTGTTGTCGGCGAACCCTGCGGCGGCCATCGCCTTCAATTCAGCATGCGAAAGATGATGACCAACCCAATTGTTGTAACCGGTCATGATCTCTGTTCCGCCCTGTTCGCCGGACATCTGCATGAGCGTCGGGAAATATTTGTTGCGAAAATCCGGTGACCAACCATAGATGGCTTGCTTCGCATTCCGGTAGGCGGACAACATGGTTTCGGTCGGAATTTGCTCGCCGAAAGTCTGCATTTGTTTGGTTATATTGTCGAGCAAGCTCATGCGCTCGGCGTTGGTTTTCAACCCTAATTCGTCCATTATCCTCAGCACGTTCCCGACATCATGTTCAGTCGCCTTGACCCCGGAATTGCGCAAGGCGACCTTAAAGAGAGCGCCCGCCTCGGCCATTTCGTTGGCCTCGCCGGGCGCGATAACGCGGGCGTCCTTGGTTGTCGCCAGATAGTCGGATTCGCGCACGCCCGCGTGCGACTTCGAAAACTCGCGAAACCTCGCGCGGGCCTCGGCGATCTCGTCATCCTTCGCGCCCGCCGCCTTCAATTGCGCGATCCGCTCCCCCGTCGTCATTCCGAGCCCCAACGACTCGCGGGCCGCTTCATCCATCTTGGCGCCCAGCGCGGCGGCGCCAATCGCGGCCGCCATGCTGGACTCGCCCCCGAACCATTTGTGCATCTGTTTGTGGTGCGTTTCCGCTTCCTGAGCGAGCTTGCGCATCTGCTGGCGTTCGGCGTTCGCCTCGGCGGCGCGCTCGCGGATGACGGCGCGAACGGATTGCAGCGTCTGGCGCTCCCACGCCTTGACGCTCGCCGCCTCCGTCGTCGTCCACTTGGAAGAATCGGCGGCGAGGTTCGACGCCTTCGCGTAGCTCTTCCAGGCGCTCGCCACCGTCTCGATATCGACCTTTTGCGTCTTCAGCTTCGCCAGCGCGGTCGTCAGCTTGTCGCTGGCGCCCGTCGCCTGCATATCTTTGCTGATCTCGCGCACGCGCTTGTCGGCCTGCGCCAGCGCCTCGGCGACGCTGCGCGCCGGTTTTGACACGCCATCGATAAGCTCCATCCTGAGTTCGGCATTGAGGCTGGGCATAATCTTTTCCTTCGGTTTAGACCTTCAAGGCGGTAGGCGATGACGCGTTTGTTGATGAGCTCACCTCACGCTATCGCGGGGCGCAGGGTCCGCAGCACGCGTCCCGGCGCCGAGGAAGCGGCGCGGTAAAAACTCCATCGCGGCCTTGTCGAGCGTCTCGCGATCGTCGGCGTCGAGGGCGTCGATGAGCCCTGCCGGCAATTCCGAGCCATCTTCGCGGACGTAGATAGGCCAGGAAAACGAGGCCCCGTCGGGCAGCGCTTTTATCATTTGCTGAAACGAGGCGACCTCGCCCGCCGTCAGGCGTTTGAGGCCGATCGCGGAATAATTGGCGCCGGCGAAATTGATCGGCCATTCCAGCGGCACGCGGCGAAAACGCTCGCGACCCGTATCGACGAAAGCAATTCTGGCAGCGACGTCGGACATGACAACCTCTTGAGATTGAGTGGTAAGACTTCGATCCGCGACGCACATCAATTTACCACGTCGCGGCGCATTCGGAGCGATCACACAAAGAGATTATCTTGATCGCCCTGTTTGATTGGGCGGCGCGCACTACCCCGAACGCGCCGCCCTTCCGCAACTGCCGCCCGCAATGCCAAACAGGCGGCATTTCGTAGTCCTGGAGAGACTACGGCGAAATTTGTTGCAACAGCTCGAAAGTGACTTCCACCTTCGGCTCCTCCTCATCGACCAGCGCGGCGACGATCTCCTCGCGCCCGTAGGCGGCGAGGCGTTGGGCGTTGTTGGGATAAAGCAGATAGTCGCCCGTCAATGCGGGAAGACGAAGCTCATAAAAGAAGGAGGGCGGGAGAACGCCCCGTTTCGCGACCGTGGCCGTGATTTTTTTGAACGGCAAGAGCACAACCGGGACCGAATTGCCGGGACCGCGCAAAATGCCGGTTTTGCCGTCAGGATTTACCGCGAGGGGATACCCCGGCAGGTTGATATCGCAGGGAAGCTTGGTCGCCTCGAAAGCCCAGCGGTCAACAATCTCTTCAGAGAGAATCTCGCGCGGCCGGCCGGGCGTATAGCGCGCGACGACCTCGGAGACTTCGAGCGGCGAAGCCCCTTCGGGCAAATCCCTGTTCGCCCGGGCGACCATACGATCCGCGTCCTCACAAGCCTCCAGCAGCGCAAGGATCGCGGCGACCGCCTTGGTATATTCCGCCTCCAGGCGTCCGGCCGCAGCGTCGCGCGCGGCCTTCGCTTCCGCGTAGAGCGCGGAGCGGCGCGAGTGCTCGACGCCGCCGCGCGCTTCGCTCAATTCGCGCTCCAGGCGCGTGACGGTCGCCACGGCCATGTCGCGGTCAATCGTGGCTTCGGTCAATTCGGTGTTGGCTTTTACTACCGCCGCGCGGTCGCCTTGGGAAAGCGCCTCGTTGTAGTTGACATTTCGCGCGCTGAATTTGTCGAGCGCCGCTTCGCAGGCCACGCGGGCGGCCTCCAGTCCGGCCTCCAGCGTGGCGACAGGAGGGGCGTTGGGGGCTTTTACAGTCGACTGTTTCATTACCGTGTCCTTTCAGGTTAGGCGCCCGTTGGGCGCGGTCTATTCGCCCTCAGGCGCTATAGGTTGCGGCTGCGGCGGGGAAATCCGGGAGAGATAGATGAACCGGTCACCGGAATGCTTTCGTTCGATTGAAATACCATGCCGGCGCAGCACAGGTTTCAACCTTTCGAGACGTGTCCCGAAAGAGATTGGGTTAGCGGGCCACTCGCGCGAACGGCGCACGGTCTCGGAAGTTTTTTCGGCGAGCCGTTCCAGCAGGCGGGTTGCGGACCCTGCCCAGCCGTCCAAATGGTCGGCCATGACGGCAACGATGGCGAGCGCGACGGAATCGGCCTCGATGGCGTCGCCGTCGAGTTC